ATGTCTGGACTGATCAATCCACATGCGGCCCCGGAAGAAGCAGCCTATGCGCTGCTGATTGAGCTCGTTCGCGCCCAGCGCGTGCCGCAATATGAAGGCGAAATTTCCGGCCTGCTGGCGATGTACGACGAAGCCGTTAAACACTTTAAAGAGAAAGAGACCGAGCGTTAGGCGTGGACATCGTGGTGCGAGAAAAGTGTGACGCCTGCGGAAGCCGCGCAGGCGTTGGCTGGATAGCGGCTTGGGTCATCAGCTGCCGCGGTAGGTAGAGTATCCGTACTGACTGAGCAGCAGCGGGATATGCAGTTTTTGATTTTGCTTTGTGACATTGAAAATAACCGGAATCACCGGGAAGAACGTATTCATATTTTGGCTTTTAAAATAGTCACCGGTTTTAAACGTCACTTTATACACCCCCGGCTCCATATTCTCCGCCTGCGGATAGAGCGACTTTATCCGCCCATCGGCATCCGTTTTACCGGTGGCGATATGCTGCCAGCTCTCCCCCTGCTGTTTATCCAGCTCAATCTGCACCCCCGGTGAAGGGAGCCCGGTTTGCTGATTAAGAATGTGTACGCTGAGCGTCCCCTCTGGCGCCGCCAGCGCGCTGAAGCTGAGCAGAGAAATTACGGAGGCGATAACTAATTTCATAATCGTGACCTTATTGGGCAAGTGAAAGTGCCCTAACTATAGTCAGCGCGGCGGGGAAAAAAATTAAACTTTTTGTTATCAGTTTGAGTTGATGGGTACTGTCTCCACACACAACACGCTGAACCGGTTTCCTCGTAAGAAGAGGAAGTGTCTTATGAGTAGGTAGCCCCGTGCTCTTAGTAACAGGATACGGTGACACTAAGTCTATCAGGCAGGGGAAATAGATTTGCTGGGTTCAAATATCACAAGGTAAAAAGATATACGCCGTGGCCTCTGCCGCCTCTACCAGAACAGTGCTTACTGCAAATAGGCTGCAGTATTCGAAATAATCATTTAATATTATTTAAACTACTATTCCAGTGTAAGTAATCACCTGGTTCAGATATTGATCGTTATCATTGATTCTCTTGTCGCCACGCCTTAACCATCTCCTTTGTTACCTCTTTCTTGTAGCAAATAGGTGAGTACCCACCAGCTTTGCTCCAGGCACTGCGGCCACCGCACGAGCTGCCGTTCCGGGCGGTATTGAAGGGACAGGCACAAGTACCGGGGTAGGATGCGACAGAGTCATCAATAATCCTTTGACTGACCTGATCATCGCTTAAGGAATTCGATTTGGCGATGGAAATATCTGATGCAAAGACGCACACAACAGCGAATACGGAGATGGCGACGAATTTGATGTTCATTCGGATCTTTCCAGGCAGTGGATGAACATCGAGGGTATGCTTTCAAATAGTGTTCAATATTGATCTATAACAACTGTACTTCACGCCAGCTTAAAATGCGATATTTAACCCAGTCAGACAGAACCTAAAGCTATAATGACTATTAGCCTGTTACCGGCAACATATTTTCACATTCCTGCAGAGCGCTTATTCTGCACTCAGCTATAACCAGCATTAACCATTCTGTTCGATATTACAGAGCAGTAATGCTGTACTCTGACTGGCCATCGTCCGACAGATACTACAAGACATTAGAATCATCGAAATGGTCCGTCGATATGCTCACCTGGCACCTAACCATTTAACTGAGCACGCACGTCAAATTGACTCAATTTTTGCAAATTTTTGCAGAAGATGTCCCAAATATGTCCCACAAGGGAAAATCAGCGACTGGAGGAAGTTGATAAGTGATTGATTATTAAATGGCACGCCCTACAGGATTCGAACCTGTGACCTACGGCTTAGAAGAAAGTAGAGCGTTAAATAACTCACTGTAATCACACATGTTTACCGCGTTCGCATCCGGTTTTGTGTCGTTTCGTGTCGTTTGAATACATCCCTGTCTTTATCGTGCATTCCTGTCACGCCACAACTACGACACACCCATTACGCGAATTCTTCCAGGATCAGGATGCCATCCGCGCCATCGCCGCCGGTATAAGCCGTGCTGGTAAACCCGAGGTCATACGCGCCACCACCACCGGAGCCGGGAGCTGCGCCAGCAATAACGGCCCGATCGTCACGTAGGCGACTGATAAGGAAATCGCCAAAGAATTTGTAGAGACCACTCTAAAAGACGCCTGGGAGACGGCTGACGACTGGTTTGTGTGTTGAGTTATGGGTATAGTGCCTCCCGACTGTACGGCATGAACACCTGCAGTTACCCTACTCGGCAGGTCTTATATACGGCTGCCGGGTGGGTTTTTACACCAAATCCTCACCCAGCCTCATGCAGTATGCTATCCGGGAAATCTTTATAAATCGTCTTCACCCCCTCCGAGCATATAGGCCACAGACACAATGTTTTAACTGCTCAGACCAGAAATATCTGGAAGCTTTAGGCATCTTCATGGAAGATAGACGAGCGCAAAGACGCACACAGCAATGATGTTATGTAGTATTTTCCCCTTGAGTGTGCCTGCTCAAGGGGATTTTTTATCGCCGTATTGTACTGGCAAATATTTGTAAATAGTCTTCACCCCCACGCCTGTCACATCGGCCACACGCGACTGGACAGGCGGTTAGTCCGGTATGTTTCTCGCGCTACTACTGCTTACGTTAACGTCTGGTAATGATCTAGCGGCGCGACGTAAAGCGGCGTTGAAAGCAATTATAGTGACCGGCCGGCGTTGGTACTTCACACGGTTAGAATGGCTCTGAAATAAATAAACATCTTCTGGATAGCGTTCTCTTCTACGAGCAATCATCGCCTCCACTGGAGGGGTTGATTTAACACGTAGCTCCTTCAGGTGACCCTGTTTTCGTATCAGTATCAAGTCACCATCAATATCATCATATCGAATACTCAGCAGCCTTCCAGCGCTTAAACCCGTGTGAAAAATTAACGCCCACAAGTCAGCCCATGTATCTGAGATGGAAACAAGATTGCTGTTAATAGTTAAAAATTGCTCAAAACTTATTGTTTTCTTACCGTTCACGAACAAACCAAACTGTTTTCAAAGCTGAATGAATTGATTAAGCCAAACGTAACATATCAGGAAAAGTAGTGAAATCTTTGTCTTCAAGTCGCCGGGAGGTACTTGTAGATTGTTTTCACGTCCACGCCTGTCACATCAGCCACCTGCTGCCGGGTAGCGCCGTTCTCCAGCATTCTGCGGCACCGCTCCACAACCTCAGAGGTCATTACCCGGCGGCGTCTGCCTACTCTCCCCTGCTCCCTCGCTGCGGCTAAACCCGCTCGGGTTCGCTCGACGATCAGCTCGCGCTCCATTTCCGCCAGGGCGCTCATGACGTGGAAGAAAAAGCGGCCTGCTGGCGTACTGGTATCGATGCTGTCGGTAAGGCTGCGGAAATTCACCCCGCGCGCCTGCAGCTCCGACACGAGTGTAATCAGGTCACGCACGCTTCGGCCCAGTCGGTCAAGTTTCCAGACCACCAGCACATCGCCCGGTCGCAGCCGCCGTAAGACGCGCTTTAACCCTGGCCGCCGGGCATTCTTCCCGCTGGCCATATCCTCGAAAACCAGCTCACATTCTGCGCGGATCAGCGCGTTTTTCTGTAAATCGAGGTTTTGATCCCCGGTTGATACCCTCGCATAGCCAATCAGCACTATCTAACTCCTTGAAATAGCTGATTGTAAAAAGCCGCGGCCATTCGCTCAAACCCTCGTTTGGGCGAAGCCTCTTTTTGGAGCAAAAAACATGGCCTTTAACCCGGAGCTGGGGAGCACGTCTCCCGCTGTGTTGCTCGATAACGCCGAGCGCCTGGATAAGCTGGTCAATGGGCCCGCCGCAGATGTTCCCGACCGTGGCGGTGATCCTCTTTATTCATGGCGCCAGATGATGGCGAAAAACGATGAGGTCAGGCAGAACCTGATCCCCCTAAGTCGCCAGTACATGACGCTGGCCGATGCTCAGGCAGATATTGCAAATATTCCTGAAGGAAGCACGACGTATTACCGCAGCCCTGATGATAGCGCGCTGGCTATTGAGGTTATTAACCACGGTGAAACGCTTGAGCCTACCGGGCGGAAAATGCCATCTCAGGAATCTATTGATGGCCGGGTGTATTTATCTGAAGGGAGTGAACTAACCAGGGTTATCGCTGCTGGAAAACCTGTGCTCATACAGGATGAGCTCGGGCGTGTATACCTGGCGGGAATGGAAGCGCCGGTGCAGGAAGTTTTAGACAGAACTGATGAAACGAATAATAGCTCAGTCCACCTTAACCGGGACTCAGCAGGAAATGTGGTCTTGCTTCAGGATGAGAACGGGCAACTGTATGCCCCCGGGTTGAATGGCTCAGTGCAGGATGAGTTCGACAGAATACGCCGGAAGATAAACAGCAATCGTTCTCCTTATCTTAATGTCATGCCCGATGCTCTGGAGGCGGTGTGGCAACGAGTGGATGAGCTTGGCCGGCTTTACTTACCGGGTATGACTTCCGGCTTACAGACTCAGCTCAGCAGAAATACAGAGCGCCTGCGTGAGCTTGCGAACAACCGACAGGTTTATGATGCGCGTGATTTCGGGCTGCGTAGCGAACAGGGAGATCGAAACGAATACATCATAAACGGCGTTATCAATGCTGCCGCGCGAAATGGTGGTGGCGTGGTTTATATTCCGCCAGGTAACTGGGGGCTGCTGAACTACATTACCCCGCGTTCTGGGGTGAGCATTATTGGCGCAGGAACCGGAGCCACAATTCTGCGGCCGCGTGGTTCCTACGCCGCCATTCAGCGATTGCCGGATGACGACAGTTATCTTTCTGATTGTCTGTTCCAGGATTTCGCCATTGATGGCAGCGAGCAGACTCTGATCGGAGATACGACTTATGACAGCCGGATAAAAGGGTTTTATTTCTTTTTCTTTAAGCGTTGTTTCTTCAACAGGCTTCTAATTCAGAATACCGGCGCAACCGGGCTGGGTGTCGATTACGCCTACGACTCAACCATGACCAATATCACAACAGAGAATTGCGGACGACTGGCCCCGGCAGGACAGGCCGGGGCATCAGGAATTGGTATTGGTACCGGAGGGAATCTCGATGAACCGCTGTATATCGGTGGGACGTTCAACCGGAATAACAGGAATTTCGGGATTTTCGGAGAATGGGCCCGCCGCGAAAATTCGAAAAACCATAGCCGGTATAGCATCTACGCCAACAATGTTTGCACCGGAAACGGTATGGCAGGGATTGGTGACTGTGGCCTGGACGGTCTGGTGTGTATCGGAAATGACCTGACTAATAACACCGGATACGGCTTTCTACAGGATACCGGAACAATGGATGTTGTAGATGGAAGGCCGGCACCGGGCTCCCGAGGGATACTGATGGGTAACAATATCAGTCGTAATGGTAAGTCAGGGATTGGATATGAAGGCGCAGTTGTCGCCGGGAGCGGGTATCACTACAAGGACAACATCATTAATGATAATGCTGAATTCGGCATCGAAATCACGGCGGGCTCACTGGAATATAACGACGTATGGATATTCGGGAATGAGATGGCCAGGAACGGGCGGGATGGATTTCGCCTGGTGAGCGGCACCATGAAAAATGTCGATATTGAGCACAACCGAGTTTTCAACAACGGGCAGGATATTGCGAACGGTGGTGGCTCTGGTCTTGTTATAAACGGGAATATTACTGGTGGCTCCATAACCAGCAATAAATTACGTGATAATCAGAGCAGCAAAACACAGGACTACGGTTTGTGTGGCAATGGAAACCTGACCGATGTCGATATTGATGGAAACCATTATGTCGGCTTTAAAACGGCGGCTGAAAATCTCACGGGTACAAAAATTAATGTGACCTATGGTCGTAATCCAGGAAAAGACTAAGGATCTAAAATGGCTCTTGAACTGAAAAGCAATTCTGAATATAAAGGCGACCCATCACAGCTGCCGGGGGCAAACGCTCCTATGCCAGATAATGCGTCGCTTTACCTCGACTTTAAGAACGGGCTTTATTTAGCCCGAAACATTACCACAGGCAAACTTTTCCGAAGTACGTTGATAAGTGAAATCACCAGTTTTGCTCGCGCTTCGCAAAAGACCGTCGTCGGTCCTTACGGTATTCTCCAGACCGTGGCTGATAATGAACCTGCTGTTGTTTATGACCCCGTTACCCGTAAACGGCGTGGTATTACGTTACATAACTCCACGTCTAACAAGGTAATTTACAGCGAGGATTTCACGCAAACGGCCTGGGCGAAAACTGGGGTCACGGTGGCAGCGGCCGCGGCAGTTTCACCTGACGGCAATACGTCAGCAACGCTGGTGACAGAAGGGACCGGTAACACCGTTCATACCCTGGAAGAAGTGAATGCAACGGCATCCGCAGTTGGCCAGTACCACACCTACAGTATTTATGTGAAGAAGGGAACTGCGCGATTTGTACAGTTATATGCGCTGCCTGCATCTTCCGGAAATACGTTTGCGAACTTCGACCTGGATAAAGGGGTCGTAGTCAAAGTATCGCCGACGGTTCAACAAGCGGGAATTGAACCGGGGCCGAATGGATACTGGCGGATCAGCATTACGATCCGTATCTATGCGACGTATCCGGCGGGCGGGGCCGGGTTGGCGTTCATCAACGATGGCGTGAACGCGGGGCTTATGCCCGCCTACGTCGGGACTGGTAAGACCGTGTATGTCTGGGGGGCACAACTGGAAGTCCGCGAAGCAGCAACGCCTTATGTCCCAACATCTGGCGCATCAGGGACGCGTGCAGCCGATACTCTGAATGCAAATAATTCAGTGACAGGATTCATGTCTCCTGATGCCGGAACTATCTACGTGGAGGCAGTGATGCCCGCCGTTAATCAGTCGCCGGTTGGCGTCCTGAAGTTAGGAAACGGTTTCTTCGGCGTTGAGGCCACCGATACCAGCGCTAACTATATTGCATTTTACCAGAAGAACCTGGCGAATCAGAACGGCGTCATTTCCGCGTCTTCATACAATGCCGGTGCCAATACCAGTCTGGATACGAAAAAGGGATCGGCGGGCGCAGGGCGTAGTTACCGGGGATTTATGTCGTATGATGCTGCGACACTGCTTACTTACGATGAATATGGATTAACCCAGGTCGCCGCCTCGGTTGCAGCAGCGCTTTTTGGCCGCATATGTGTAGGCAGAGGGAGAAGCACCGATAAAAACCCGGATACACTGTCGTTTAACGGTACTATTCAGAAAATTGTCTACTACCCAACACGATTAACCGAAGCGCAGATGGCGGACATCTACGATGCAGGCATTTAGCCTTTTGAACTATCGGTTGTAAATGCGCCCCACCCGGTAACGCTTGCATATGGTTACCGGGTGGGGCAGTTAAAGAGTTAATCCATAAACATCTTCATAAAATGCCGTCAGCTTTGTCAGCAATGATGCTCCAGCACTGGTGTTCATTGCGACGATACACAGAAAGAGATCGGACACGTCACCATCCCAGAACTGAGAGCCACCAGGTAATGCGCCCAGGGCGAATGCCGAAGAAGAAGGACTTCCAGCAGCAGCAACAGAAGCCATCACACCATTCACGCGCAGGAAAATATTCGTCCCATCATAACCACAAACGAACGCAAACGGCGTATTCAGATCCAGTGTCGGGCCAACACATGTCGCCGTACCAACCTGAAACGTTAATTTCCCTGCATTACTACCGGATACCGATACGTTGAGAATGGCGCGAACCGATGATGAAGTGAATGTGCCGCAGAGGTTGCTCGATGCAGAGAGAGACCGTAATGTCGCGACTCCCGACCAACTAAATGGCTGAGTCAGGTCTAGCGCGTCGCCATTGAATAGCGATCTGTCAGATTCAACAGCATTAAACCGGGCGCCAGAGTATGGCCCGAATGCGTTACTCACCAGGGTTGCACCATTAGCTGCATCAGCGCGGGTCAACTTGCTGGCGGTACCTTTCCGATCGTTGAATGAGGCAATATCATTGCCGCTCAGCGTTACAGAATTCGCATCGGCCTGAAACCAGTTTTTTATGCCTGAGTCGGCAATCAGCGCAGATGCCAGACTTTCCCCCGCTGGCAACGCATTATTTTTAAAATTTTGTGCAACAACAATTCCTGGCATATTGGTTACTCCGTAACAGTGATTTCAAAACGAATAGCGTAGTGGCGAACGTTGCGCGGGATATTCACTCCCTGCGAGTTCCACCAGGATTTTCGGTCGGTTTCAACCATGAGGTTGCCGCGGCGTGTCGGCCAGTAGGTCACATCGTCGAATGCGTCAATGGCGTAGCGTAGGGTTCTGTTGCTTGCTCCCGGAGCTGCCGAAAGCGTCAGACGAACGGTTTTGGCCCCGGTTATTTCAACGGCTGTGATGGTCGCACCGGGGAAAGAAAAGCCGTGGTTAAGCGTATTGGGTACCCAGTCGCTATCGATTGACAGTTTTGCGCCAAAGGCATCCAGCGGCGTACCTTCAAAATTAATATCGACAACATTTCCGGAGAGAACCGCAGATACCGGCTGTACCGGATTCCACGCTCCTTTATCGACGATACTGCTATACACGTCAGCGTAAGTTTCACCCAACATCAACCGCCCCTCTGGGCCAGTGTGGACTGTGCTGGGGCCAGTGCCTGGCTCATCACCGAGCTTAAACTGGTACATAGGTCCTGCGAGAAAACAATCAGCACGGTTGCTGGCTACGTCCCATTGGCCCTGTGATGCGTAATTCTCCCCACTGGCCGCTTTGCTCATGTTGGTTTGCCAGATTGCTACCTGCACGTTGTCGGCTTGCCCCGTCGCGGCCTTGAACCCTGGCAAAATCGTTGTGAACAGGTCGTCGAGTTGGGTGGCGTAGTTATCGCGACCTGTTGGCCCCGCCTCTCCTTGAATCCATTGCATCACGTCAAGAATGGCTGTCCGCCCGTATTCCACAGCAATAGCAGAGGCACGCTGCAGGAACGTCACTGCGTTCTCGTAGTTCCAGTATCCCGACTGTGCATTCGGGTAGAATGAGCTAATAGGCTGCGAGCCATGCCAGGCTGTTGCGGCAATATAGCCAGGGTCATCCCGCCCAAGCTCTGCGTTACGCTGCGTGATTCCGTATGCAGAGCAGATCGCCGGTGACTGTGCAGCTGAGTAGTCCAGCGCCGGCACAAAATCAGTCAATGAAGCGGGCGATAAATGGACCGTCCCCTGCTGACTACTGCCGTTGACTCCCGCAAAACCCCATGCAGAAAACGCCCACGGAGCAGTATCAATAATGCGGCCAGTTGAACCGCCAAGCCCGGCGTTTGACTGACCATATACCAACGCAATACGGATTGCCGTAGCCAGTGGCGCCGCCATCACCAGCGTATCCTGGACACCGTCAGATAACTGACGCGCGTCGAAAGTGCGAGAGCTTTTGTCCAGGACAGAAGCTGTGTTGTATTCGTCGCCGATATAGTGTCGGGGATTAAATACACGCGAACCCCATTCCCCACGAATTTCAGGAACGGTAGCCCCTCCACCACCAATTCTGTCAGCAATGTATGCAACAGAATCATCATCAAGCAGAGCGAATGTTAAGCCGTTTTTTGGATTGAATCCGATACCTACGCGCCCGTCATTTTTCGATTTAACAACGGAAATATATTGCGGTCCGTCGCGCGGAGGTATTTTATCTGTGCCGGGAATTTCAACGTCTGCCACATATACGCCGCCGTCGTTTTTAAATCCGATAACACGTTTATCAGCTGAGATGACCGGAAATGAAAATCCCGCCACACCGTCTCGATAGAGTGACTGATTCTGCATTTGCTGAATAATGCTCAGTAATGAGTCGATATAAACCTGTGATGGCATTCGGCGCCCGGTTGCCTCCAGCGTCCCGCCGTTGTTGATGTACTCATCAGCCAGCGCACTATCATCAGTGCTGCGCACGTAGGTAGCTGAACCATCAGGAATATTGGCAATATCCGCCTGGGCGTCAGCCAGCGTCATATACTGGCGGCTCAGAGGAATAAGGCTCTGCCGGATCAGGCGCCATGAATAAAGCGGGTCGCCGGCGCGGTCGGGAACATCGGCTGCAGGACCGTTAATCAGTTCATCAAGACGTTGAACGTTGCCCATAAAAACATCGGCATTGGTCGATCCCAGCGGCGGATTAAAGGCCATGTTTTTTGCTCCAAAAAAGGCGTTCGCCCAAACGAGGGTTTGAGCGAAAGAAAAGTTGAAAGGGATTTTTTTGGTATTAAGCAGCGTCGCCGGGGTATGTGGCGTCGTCGTACTGGTAGAAAATTTCTTTATATTCAGGTGCAGTAATCTGACAGTTGCTGTCACCTGATGGGGCAACCTCCTGGACTATCCCATGCCGCGCACCCTTTTCACTGTCGCAGAACAATAACTTCGGCGGATCAATATCTGGGTCGTCCATAATCCAGTCTTCCGGATGCAGGTCGTCGTTGTACGGCACCGTCAGCGTGAAATCATCCACCCGTTGCGGCGTGAGCATTCGCGATGATGGTCGACCGTCCTGAAACTGTATCCAGCAGCGAGGATTCGCGTAGCTCCAGTCCAGTGGCTCCGTGACGTGCAGCGTAATTTCCTGGAAGTCGTAAATCATCGCGTCAATCAGGCAACTTTGGGTTTTCCCGGTTGGAATGTCGTCGGACAAAATGATGTGATCACCGAAGTCATGACACCATCCCAGCATTGAAGTCGTAGCCGTATATGTCCGGCGTTGGTGGAGATATTTCATTAACCGACGCATCCCGATACGCCAGGCGCGATCTGCAGTCATGGCAACATCAATGGTGTAGGCCTCCGTTTTGCGCGGAAAAGGATTTTCCGGCGTCCGGCACTGTACGGTTTCCTCCGCCCAGGTCACAGGGTTGATATATTTCACATCCACGCCATCAAAATCATCCTCCGACGGGACCCTGAATGACGTCTGCATTTCCTCCACGGTATCCTGAGGAGTAATGATCCCTGTCCAGCTTTTGACGCCCTCTCTCCCGACAGAAAGCAACCCGTCAGACAGCAGAAAATACCCCATGCCAGCCTCGGCTATTTTGTCGAAAATATCCTTTGCTGACGTGCTGTCACTGCTTGCCTGGTGATCAAAATATTCTCCCCTTGGCGTCCAGTAGGTATCCTCCAGCGTACTGAGCGCCGCAATGTCGATCTGGTCGTCGCGATATCCAAGACTGCGGGCAAGATGCAGGAACGCACCGCTGATTGTCCTGTCACCACCGCCATCATAATTTCGTGTGGCGACAACACTCACACGCTTGTCTGACTGGGCCGCCAGCTGGCCGCCGGTTTCAACCGTGATCCCTATTGTTGATATCCCTGCGTAGGAGGTCGGACGGGAAAGCAAACGACCTCTGAGCGCCTGCCAGAACATGGTGTCTCTCGCGTTGTTGCTCCCCTGCTCGTTACGGCGGCGGCATCGAACCTCCACCAGCCCAGGAGAGGACAGATCAAAACGCTCTGTAAAACCGAGGCCATTAATGTTTTTAAGCGCGTAAACCCCTGGCTTACTCGTCCACCCTGATCCGGAACCATAAACGCGATACTGGATTTCATACTCGACATGGCGGACCCGCTTATTCCCGTTGTTCTGGAACCCGCAAATTCCGTTTGGGAAAGCAAAGTTGACCTCGAAGGCATCCACAACTTCATTTTGCGGGCAGGCCAGAAAGGGGCCGAGCCAGGTTTCATTATCGTTAATACCAGACGCGGCAAAATCCACGACGGTACGGGTCATAAAGCCTGACCAGGTGCTGTCAACGACACCGTTAACCACACGCTGTACGGTCGCAGAGGGACCATCAGTAGACGCTATCTGGTATTCGTTGCCACGGTGCGCCAGGGAAATCCGCTGAGTGCCTTCCGGCAATCCGGAAAAGGCAGTGCCAGAATCGTATGCCAGCGTCACGCTGGCTGTTACCGCAGTGCTTCCGCCGCTGGATGCTGTACCAGCTGTAAATACCGGGCTGTCGCCAAATACTGACGCAGGCAGGAATGATGACGTAATGGAACCGCCACGCCAGGGGCTGGAGATCTCCACGATACGTATCACGCCGCCATCATCCTGAGCAATGAGCCCCGAACCATTCAACCCGCCGTTGATCGCTGCGAGCAAGCCAGACATTGTGCCGTAGTTGGCGACCAGAGATATGGTATAGGTGATACCCTGCCAGGTCAGAGCAAAGGTCTGGCTGGTTGTCGTAAAGTCATACGTTGACGGCGAGGCACTGGCGCGTAATACCGCAGTCGCTCCCCCTGTTCCCGGAACGGCGTCCTGGTGAGGGGTATACGTGGCGATCTGCAGGTCATAGTCAGTACCGTTAAACGTTAGGGTGACAGGCATTCCGCTGAATGGCGCGATCTCTGACACGACGTCGCCTGTCAGCACGTTAAAACCGCCCTCGATGGATACCTGATAATTCACTGGCGCTTTCAGGGTGACAATTGCACCGGCGATCCAGCCAGGAGGAAGTTTGTTCTCATCCTCGTCTTCATCATTATCATCATCGACATCGAGGCCAGAAAACGAGACAGAGGCACCGCTGACGGTCATGGCATCAGCAACGATATCACTGGCTTCAGGGGCAGTCTGAGCCATATCGAGGCCGCTGCCGCTCGACGTTCCCCCAACTTCCGTTGAGTTGAACCATATCTCACTGCGACGATCCCCAGCCACATTATCGCCAGGCCCATAGCTGGTATATGAAAAGCCCTCGCCTAAGGTCAGCGCCGGAGTTTCTCCTACCCGAAAATCCCCACCGCTATAGGAGAAACGCCCATATCCAAGGCAGACAAACATTTCGACCGTCATTCTGGTGGGATCAGCGGGGTCGAATCGCGTTACCGGCTGCACCAGGTAATCCGGGTATATCCGGTTTCGCCCAAAAGCCTCCCTAACGGGATCGCCAAGCTTCGCTGTATTGGCTTTAGCCGGATTCAGATCCAGCGATGAAGCGTTACTGGATGAAAAGCCACCCAGCTCTGGTTTTGGGGCAAAGAATAATGCATAGGCCGTAGACGCAATGGATACGGCCACAGAAACCCACGCGGCAATTTCAAGCCCCGTGCCATACGGAATGGGATATATCCGCACGTCGCTGTCTGGCCGCAACAAACATAACGGCCATTCCGCCGGGGGGACTGCCTGGCCGTTCAGCTCGATCACGACAGGATGAGTTTTATCCTGTGAATAGCTCGGGACATTTCTGCTCATCCACTCATGCAGCGTCAGCACACCATGCTCGTGCGTTTCAAGGGGTTCACCCGGTAGCCGGGACGGGTAAAACTTTATCGTCATTGCCAGAACTCCACGCGGTTAAAGCGACGGATAAATCGCGACAGTGGCAGAAACGTAACCCCCGAGCCTGGATTGCATTCCGCGACCTGCAGCTGGTTATCGAGCATCACAACGATCCCAACATGGGAAACCGTTGAACCCGAATAGCAAGCCACTCCGGCACCTTCACAGGGTTCACAACGTTTCAGCGTAAGCATCAGCTTTCTCGCTTCCCGGTCGAGGCCCCCGCCTTCTTTGGTCACACCTGCAAAATCCGGCCATTCAGGTAGCCCCAGGTCGCGACGTATCTCATTTACAATGCCGAAGCAGTCGAGCTGCGGATATACGCGCCCGCCCTTCAGCCAGGTGACTGAACGGTATTTATCAGGGTTAAACATATTTGCCTCAGATTAGTAACGTAAGCCCGGATGCTCGGCGAGGTTGTAACGTTTACGGGGCCAGGCTGTTTTGAGGACATTCATATAGCCTGCCGTGACCTGAACTGCTGTCGGGGTCCAGGAGCCGGATTTGATATCGAGCGTATACGGTGATGATGCCGGAGCAGACAGATCGGATGAAATGTACCGCCGGAATGTCAGCGTGGCTGATTTCATTTCATCCAGAATTTTATCGATCGCCTCTGAAACCCGTCCGTCAATATTGCTGATAGCAAACTTTAAATCCTGTGTCCCGTCGGCGTTCCTGGCTGGTAAGGCGATATCTATCGCGCTGGCATCAAACGTCACCGGCTGACCATTTTCCAGCGTCACTGAAACGTCATCCCAGCCACTGGTTAGCCAGTAGTTATCATCGCCTGCTGATATCTGCAGCGTATCGTGAATAACCTCCGATCCGCTGCTGGCATATAGTCGCTCAAGAATTGTCATGCTTCGGCCACTCTCTGTTTAGCGCAATATCCAGTAACGACTGGCCAGCCAGCCATTCCGGGTAATTCCCCCAGCCAGAAGGCGGTAACGGGCGTTCCCATAATTCCAGCGTTGCGCTGTACTGCCAGTATTTTGGCGCGACCAGCGTCGGCCCTTCGTAAATATCCACGAACCTGGCTTTATAGGGCTTTACCCCGATGGGAGTCTGGAGTTTCAGATAGAACCAGGACTGGCCATCTTTAAGCGCATCCCTGAAAAACGCCTCAAACACCTGCGCCAGAGCATCAGTTTTAAAAATCCATTTAACTGATGCCTGGGTGGGTGTTGAGGTATATCGCCTTCGTTGTTGAGCGCGACCGGACGTCATCTCCGTTCGCAGTAAAGGTGATATGGGCTTAAACCCGTACCCGTCCATAAGCGGCATGGGCAGGTATTCGTCCGGGTAGAAAATATCTGCCATGAATATTCCCTCCGGGCAGGTTATCGTGGTTTTTTGGGCTGAAGGTTGGAGTAAAGAGCTCTACCGAAGGCATTTTGAGGATTGTTTACGTCGCTCGTCAGTTCAGATTTTATCTGTTTAGCCAGGCGGCGGCCGTGGGCATCCAATGTCTGCATCATCACATCATCCGGTTTACCAGTGAGGTGGTAATTGACGTTGATGTCACCAGTTGAAAGAAGTTGTCTTTCCTGCTGCTGTCTCGCAGCGTTCTGTACCGCCGGTGATTCCCGTCCAACAGCTCTGACCCCCAGCGAACCATCAGCGCCACGGGTAAGGGGCATGATGGCTTCCGGCCCAGCCTCGCCGAATACACCTGCCCCTTTCGCAAACGCAAAATATTGGGGAGTGCTGTAAACACCATTGCTGTAGGCAGAAAGTGACGGAGAATCGTAAACGCCTCCGAGAGCGTTAAATGAAAAATTAGCTCCCGCGCTTTGAATAGCGGTACCACTACTTGCCGCACCGCTGGCACCGCCAAAAAGACTACCGAACAACCCACCCGCTCCGCCGCCAAATGACGCCATAATTGCTTTGGTGATTAAAGCCTGTGTTGCCATCTGGATCAGCGTCTTAATCACCGTTTCGCCCAGGGAAGAGAAAATATTAGACATCCCATCTTTAAAAGAAGCAGCGCCCGTCAGGACGTTGGTCAGGTTGTTGGAAATAGAGTTAGTGGTGGCATCCAGAATTTCGCTGGTTGCAGTGGCAGCCATTGAACTCAGATCAGAAGCCTGATCGGCATAATTCATCAGGGAATCGCTGACCCCTGCCCGCCAGTCTGACTGCTGTTCATCGGTTTTTTTGTAATACTCCTCCTGAATATCCAGGCGTTCGGCAAGCGCTGTTTTAAGCGCTTCCGTTTGCTTTTTATACAGGTCTTCGGAAATCTGCCCACGACTGAAATCACGCTGTAAATCACGCTGCTGCCTCAGAAAATCAGCGCGAATATCCGCCATTTCCTTCATTCGATCACGGACTTTATCCCCTTGTCCCGCGCCGAGGAAATCGATATTCCCCCTTTCCCGGGCGGCAGCATTACTGTCGGCCAGACCTTCGCGGAATGTTTTTAACTGTTCAGCGATATTTTTCTGATCAATAAGCGCAGCATTGTGCAGCAATGTTTCTTTTTTGGATTTTTCAAGCGAAGATAATTCCCCCTGAGTAACCTGATATTTCATCTTTGCCAGTTCAGTGTTTTGGCTGGAAAGAGCAATTTGCTCCCGTTGCTGTTTAATCAGCCGGGTATAGGTATCTTCGGTTTTCTCCGCCTCGGTTTTCCCATGCCTTCCTTTTGGCTTGGGTTTATTTTCCTGGTTGTTTCTCCATTCATTCAGGCCGTTATTAATCAACTCCTGCCGTCCGGTCTGAAACTGTGGGTCGTTAGTTAACCCCAGGTCATCCGCAGCATAACCCAGTCGTGCGCGCTCTTTGTCCTCACCTTTGAGTTTTGAAAGCGCCAGATCACGACGGCTTTTTTCAAGTGCAGCCGTTTGCTGGGTTGTGAGGTCTACCTGCGGTAAGCGTAGTGGTGCGTTTACCAGCCCCTGCCGGGCCATGAGGAGATTATTTCCGAGACCCAGCAAACGGTTAAATTCAGTATGCTCACCGTTCATCATTAATAACGATTGATATGCTGAATTCTGTTCTGCGGCCTGCTGCCGGATTAATGCTATTCGCCTGTTCTCTATCCCTTCCAGTACCGACTGGATCGACTCAGACTTAGCCTGCATCTGAGTCAGCCTCTCCTGTTCAACGGCCAGAGCGGAAGTCGCTTCTTCCAGACTACGGGTGACCGTTTCAACCGAAGTAAGGTGGTTTATCATGAAACCGCCACTGGTTGTCGGCCCGGGGTTGGACAGAACATACTGATAGCCCGCGATCTCTTCCTTCAGGCTTTTTACTTTTGATACCTGTGCATCAACAAGACGGTTTTGCTCCTCCAGCGCCTGACGGGTTTTGGTCTCATTATCAGAAACTTCGGGCAGGGACATTGATTTTGTCTTTTCACGGACTGCATCAATGGTGTTTGCATATTCCTGAGCGGATAATCTGGCCTGTTCCTGATTCTGGTACATCGTGTACCAGGCACCGGCACCAAGCAAAACCAGCCCTGGAATACCGCCAACGAGGCTTAATGCTCCACCCATGAGCCGGGAACCTACAGCAGTAACCGAGTTCAGCGCAGTCTGAGCGGATACTCTGGCCTGAATATTACGGTTAAGTGACTCCTGCGCCAGTGAGAGCCGTTTTTCTGCGGCGGCCTGCGCGTCTGTACCCCGCGCCGCTGCCAGTGCCTGCTGAGCACGATAAACTGCAGCACGCGCGCGAGCTGTCGAAACCTGCGTCCCTCTGACCTGGGCTTCAGCTAAAGCTACTTCACTTTTTGCAGCGTTAATAATCCCAGCCGTTGCAGAGCTGGCACCAAGAGCCATATTTCCCAAATATCGGGCTGCACCAACGGCAACAAGCGCTCCGGCAGCAGTGGCGACCTGATCAATATTGTTGGCTACGCCATCAAGTAATCCGGTTAGGGTATTTGTCGCGCCACTAGCTTCATTAGCTCCACCGACCCATTGCATAAAAGCGTTTTCAACTTTTGTTGCCGACGATGAAACAGTCTGCGGCAATTCACCATATTCATTCCGTAGCTTACCAAGCTGGCTGATGAGGGCTGGCACTACTTTATCAATGGTTAACTGCCCCTGATCCGCCATAGATTTAAGGTCTTTACGCGCAACCCCCATCCCTGCCGCAAGCGCCCGTATAACCCTGTCGCCGCTCTCGTTGACGGCATTGAATTCTTCACCTCTCAGCACGCCCTGCGCCAGAGCCTGGCTAAACTGAGTGATGACCGAACTGGACTCCTGAGCATTCGCGCCAGAAAGTTTTAAACCAGTAGAAATAGCCTCAGTAATATCCAGCACCTGGCTGGAGCTGTAACCATATTCCCGCATTGAGGCTGCTGAACGGGAAAATAAATTAGCGTTGTCAGAAAAAGATGTGCCCGTTTTCTGACTGATATCCATCAGCTGTTTTTGAGAGCTGGTAAAATCATCAGTTGATTGAGATGCCTGTTTTAGGCGGGCGTTTACTGAATTCCATTCATCAGCCAGGGATATTAAATGCCCCGTAGCAAAAGCACCAGCAAATGCCCCGGTTAATCCCAGTGCGGTAGCCTTTGCTGACTCCATCTGGTCAGTTAGCTCAGCAACAGAACGGCGAGTTTCCCGAACTGAAGCCGCAGCCTGCCTGCCGCCATTCTGCATTGTCTTATAATAATCAGCCCCCATACGTGACGCGCGGGCTATCTCGGTCTGGAATGACTGAGAGTTAGCAGAAACTTTAATGATAAGTTCACGCAGGGTTGCCATTTCATTTCCTCAGAAACAAAAAACCCCACATTGTGGGGCTTTTTTATGATTTCAATATTATTAAATTAAACCAGCTTTTTTCCTTGCTTCTTCCAGATAATCTTTTTCTGGTTCCTCTTTTTTATGAGCAAGTGCAATCAGAAGATCAATTTGAGCACTTTGCTTTTCAGAGATTTCTTTAAGCATAGCGATCTGATCATTAGCTCTTACGCTTCCTCTGTTCAGGAAATACCAGATAACAAGATCAATAAGGCGAGCAAAAACAAATAATAATATCCAGCCAGTAGTAGTCATTTAAAGCACTCCGTGTGTCAAAAAAAAACAACATAACACCTGTTATGAGTGGCATCCACACGAATTATTACTGGCTATGCTGACGCAGCCAGAAGCGCCGCTTCCAGCCCTGCAAAGGGATCGCCGCCGTCGTTTACCTCATTCTCTTCTGTGCTCCACTGAAGCTGAGCATCTTCAATGGTGACTTTAACGCCCTGCGCTCCGTAAACCGCAGATACCAGCTGAGCATTGAGGATATCGCCGCGAATATCGCCGATTGGGCTGATACGGTCGTACTCAGCCCACATCCTGAATTCGCCAACCGTCATGGTTTGTCGCAGTTCGCCCAGCGTGCGGCCCATCCGGAGCGCCAGCGCCATCAGGAACTGCATGCCAGGCATTTTTACTTTGCTTTAGCATCATCCGCGTCACGAATGAGATCAAGTGCCTGCTTCAACAGCCGGGAATGCACAGGGCCATAGATCGCTTCAACCTGTTCGGTGTCATCGACAGTAAAGACGGGCTGCAGGTCGGTATCCAGCAG